CACAGTACACTTGTGACCCTCTTCGCTCTCAAACTCGAAGGCTTTCCCTCGCTTGTTTGTGATTCCGCTCTTCCTTAGAATCATCTTCATCGCAAGGTTGCCACATGCAAACACTAGGCGAGGCTTGATTGTGTCAATGGTTGCTTGGATGTGCTGGCGACAGATCTTAATGTCGTCAGTCTTCATGTCCGCCTCCTTCACCTCAGTACACTTAACCGAAGCTGCTACTTCAAACTTAGCGGGGTAAGTGTCCTGGAGTAAGCTCATCTCCTTATGGTTGAAGGCTTTAGGAGAGCCATGAATGAAGCTCAGTGAGTCGGACAGAAAGAGAGTATCACACTGCTCCATGTCCATGTAATCCATGACAGAGTGGGCCGCTTTATCCTTGCAGAGAATGCTGCATCCTTCGCAGCGAGGGTCGCCACCCTGCATTTTGCTACCTGCGTACAGGTTAGTAAGATCAAACATACTATTATAGGGTATGGGAAATAGGTATATAGACAACGACGAGTTTGAGAGAATCATCCTATTATACAAAGAGGATCCGAAAACTCACGAAGATGATCTGGTTTCTGTCTTCGAATTATTAATAAGAAACATCGTGGAGTCCTTCAAGTTTGAAGTGGACCCCAACGATGCCAAGCAAGAATGCTTTGCTCTGGTGCTGAAAACAGTTAAAAACTTTAAGCCTAAGAAGGGCACAGCGTTTAACTATTTTACAACGGTCATACTAAACCAACTTAAGTTGATGTATACCAGAGAAAAAAAGTACAAACAGAAAATCGAAAATTATATTGAAATTCGAAAAGGTGGGTTAGACCTTTAGCTGTTTGTAAATATTCGGTAGGTAGAACTCAGACCTTACTTTACCTTTCTTCAGCCGAACGAGATGAGGCACCTTCGTACTTCCATAGATAATAAAGCTGTGAGGCATATCAAAGCTATTTACAATGTAAAGCTTTTCCCCGTCTTCAGACTCCCCGTACTGGGTCTTTAGTTCTCCTACCAAGTCTGAGCACCATGTATCCCAATCAGAAACGAAGAGGATACTAATGCTAGACTTATTAAATTTTTGTTGTGATAGTATTTTGTTTAAATCATTTTCCTTTCTAAGGAACTGTACACTATACTTCATGCTTCTTCAACAGCTTTTTCGGTTTCAACTTTATCCGAATCTATGAGTTGGACTTGACCATCCTCCCCCTCTACCACCGTAATACCGGAAGAGGCTAACTCCTCCTGATTCTCCATCGCGTACTTCTGTACTAACTGCTGTAGCTGCTTATTAAGAGCTTCACATCCAGCAACAAAGACGGTTTTCATGAAATCATCATCGCTGACCTCTTCGGGCTTAACCATAGTGGAGAAGTTCTTGAATGCCTCAGCTTCATCTTTAGAGAGTTTAATTTGTATTTTCATTCTATTTCTGCTTCGCTTATCTATACGAAGCCTCCAGTTTTGTATATCGAGTTTGATACTTTGTGTTTGAGTATCCATTGTACTATAATAGTATGAGGTTTATATTTATGGAAGACAATTACGACATTTCCAAGTTAAAGAAGAAAAAGAAGATCAACAGTAGAACTAAAGGAGCTTCTTTTGAAAGACAAATAGCAAACGTGCTAAATAAAAGATTCGATACTAAAGAGTTCTCTAGGACTCCTGGGTCAGGTGCCTTTGCGACAACGCATAATCTACCTGAACACCTAAAACTTCACGGGGATCTAATAACCCCAAAAAATTTCCGCTATTGCATAGAATGCAAGAAGGGATACAACAAAGAAAATCTCTATAGTCTTTATAATTATAGATCTGATTTTTGGAAATTCATTCTTCAATGTCAAAAAGATTCAGATCTATGCAAAAAAGAGCCCATGATTATATTTAAACAGGATAGGCAGAAAACCTTAGTCCTTGTTCCCTCTTATATAATATATACAAATAATAAATATATAGAGATACACAAAGAAGAAAAATCATATAAGATGTATTACTTAGACGATTTACTTAAAGAACAAGATTACCATTGGTTTGATTAAGTAACCCTTCAAGTAATTGCATCTGTCCCTTTAAAAACAATCTAGTTATCTCTTCTGTAGTTTTTCTGTCCGGGCTAAAGTTCTTTTTTGAGGCGTACTTTTCCAGAGTTTCTTTAGGGACGTACAAAGAAGTTCTAGTGTTACTTTTTCCTGACGATGCTTTTGAGTGCTGTTGATCTAAGATAACTGTAGACCCCCCACCAGAAATATAAATCTTAGTTCCTTTAACTTCAAATTTACGATCTTTAGCTTGGCTTATATCAGTTAGGATTTTGTTATGCTGAACTGCTAGGACCTTACCAGAGTCATCACTAATTACTTGAGCCAAATCTCTTGTATTTGCCCCACAAACAAACGCCATAGACATAACATAGTCTTGTGTAGCCTGATTACCAGAGGCAAGGTCTTTCTTTATTCTATTCATCCTTTCAAGCCTACCTACTTTTTCCGATAAACGCTGACGGTTATCTTCCGCACTAGGGCCATCCCCAGAGAAGTCTTTTAGTTTAAAATCCTCGCCCTTCTTTTCAAATAAAGTATCTCTGAGGGAAGATTTCTTAAAGTCTGCAAACCCTAACCGCTTCTTCATGGATTCAAAAGCTGATTTAGCTAACTGCTCAGGAGTAATAGCTTTTATTTTTCCGCCTTTGGTGTAGGTTGTGTTCTTTGAAAAAGCAGAAGCGACCTTCTCGACTTTTTCTTCCAAGCTTTCAGCATACCGGGCAGTTTCAATTTCTCTTTCTGTAGAATAATTGAATAAGTTTTTATACATGTATGTTTGAAACTCAGGGTCTAGATTTTTTCCTTTACCCCCGCCCGCAAGAATCTCTAACATTCGTGACATGGAATTTATTTCACCAAACTTAGCCCTTTGTATTTCCGAAAGTCTTTTTAAACCAACTCCGACTGCATATTGGTTGGGGCCTATCGTTCGAACCTCACTACCTATTGCCTCCGCTTTTATTAATGCCTTATCCTGATTCGAGTAAATGTAATCAAGATCCTCTCTAGCACCCGTAGCAACGTCTAAGCCCACGGGCTTTACAGTGTCAGCGTCCATAAACTTGGCGAAGGGGAGAGCCAATGACATCTCAGTAATTAGGTATTTCTTGAGTGCCTCGTCGCTGCCCAGAGCATCAAGAAACTCGTCTTGAACTACACTAGCGAATGCTTCATCTAAAGTAAGACCAGACTCTCCTCGCTCCGCTTGAATATCCTTTAGTAGTTTTGCTTTGCTTTTTAACGCGCCTATTAAAGTTTTTTTAACTTGTTTAATATCACCTTGAACCATAAGAGCAGCAACAACGTGAAACTCCTCAAATAATACACCTTTGACTGCGTTCTTTTCTTGTGTTGAGAAGACACTACCAGCAACCTTAGTGAAGTCTTGTTTAGAATACCCACAGCTTTCCTCAATAGCTTTTATACCGACTTGATATATCTTGTTGGGTGATTTGTTTGATCCAACGACAAGCAATTCTGATGCATCGTTTCCAAAAAGAACAAGTTGATTTTTGTAGAAACCCATTTGACGCTTTACGTCCTCGCAAGATTCTGCTTTTTCTTTCTCAGGAAGAGATGCAAACGTAGCTATGGCTTCGAAGTTATCTAGAATCTTAGTAGCCATAGAAGGACTCATCTTGCCTTCAGTAGATAAACCATCTTCATCTACAGTCCGAACTTCAGCAGACATAATTTTAGCTAAAATACCTGTAGAATTTGGGGAGACCCCTTTTACAAAATAAGTTCCCAAAACTTGAGCCTCAGTAATGTCACCTAAAACTCCCTCTCTAGCCAAAGACATTAGACGATTTAGAATCCCTTTTGCTTTAGGGATTACGTCAACGTATTCCGGGTCATCTAAGCTCCCTTCGACAGTTTTGTTCTTTTCGTTTTCGGCTGCTTGAGCGTCACTTACTCGCTTTTTTTCAATTTCTTCTGGACTTAAACTCGCTTCTTCACCGTCTTCACCCGTAGCAGGAGCCCAAGCACCCAAAAGCTTTTTAGAGTAACTACTGGCGTGTTTTTGGTTTGGATTAATTTTGTTTGTGTAATTGGAGACGTTAAAGTTTTTTCTTCCCAAGTTAGAACCTGATATAGTAATATACCCAGGCTTATCCGATGCAGGGGAGATATCAATGTTACTGTTTTTACCTAAACCTGTTTGAGAATTCCCTGCTCCCGCAGCTTGGATCGCCGCGTCAATTTCTGGGAAAGCGTTCAATTGTTCGGGAGTATAATTCTCACTAATGTAAGTGATCTTATACGTCCGTTTTTTTAGCTGGTTGTAGCTTTCTAATAATTCTGAAAAGTAATCCATGTCTTATTATAGATGAATAAAAATAGCCCCGCCCACACAGGTAAGGACGGGGCTAAAAACCTAATTGTTTATCACTGAGTTGGGTTTGAGTAGTTGTAGACGTTCATGAAGTCGTACTTGAAGTTCACCGTAAGCATGTGGAAATCGTTAGTAGCGTAGTTGAATTCCGCAGCTTGCCATGAAGTGGGGTAGACTCCGTAAAGCTCTATGGTTGAGTGAGGAGTTAGAGTGTTATCTAACTGAACAATCTCAAGCTTGTCTGCCTTGAATGTGTTCCCAGCACCTCCCCCAGGCTGACTACTCTTCGTCATCTCACCCGTCATCGGGTCGTAAGTGTGACGGAAGTAGCGGTATAGGTCGGAGGCAGTCTCACGAAGGTAGAGGTTATCAAAATCGATGGTAAGCTCGCCTGGAGTAGTTTTACCTGGGTAGTGAACCTTGTCGTTGACACGATCAATCACGATAGCCTCGTTCCGCATCTCTAATCCACCAACTTTCTTAGCTGCTAGAGTTAGGTCAGGGACGTTTGTGATGTCCTGAGGGAGACCAAAGAGGTGAACCTCAAACTGATACGCCCGTACTGAATCCAGGTCANTCGAGACGGTAGGGAGCCCTTGGCCTGGAGTGAAATCTCTACCGTATTTTGTTTTGTAATATGATGTTGCCATTAATTATTTCCTCAGAGGGTTCCTAGATCAGCGGACTGATTGGTTAGGTTGATCTCAAACACAATGACCTCAGCGGTCTTGGTAGGCTTGAGAAGAACTTTTGTCCAAAGCTCGTTACGGTCAACGCGAAGAGGTGTGTTAGTAGTCTCATCGCAAATGACCCGGAACTCTGTAATTCCCCGTCTTCTTTTTATATCGTCAAGGAAGGGGTTAACCACTCCTTCAATCTGTGCCCAAGTAAACTCGTCGTTCGGCTCGAAGACAAACCGTTGAGTGGAGGCAAGAAGTACCTTGCGAACATAGATCATTAATCTTCGGATGTTAATCCTATCCAAGGCTGTCGGCGCTCTTTGACCAGTTCTTTGTCCGAAGATGGTAAGACCTTGCTGAGGGAAAGCAACAATCGGGTTGACGATGTTACCTCCACTGTAAAGGCTGTCTCTGTCCCCTTGGTTGAGCTTAACCTCGACTTCTGTAGGCTTTGTTAAGCGGCCTCTTCTGAAGCCAGCAGGAGCGAACCAGGTGTCTGCAACAGAATCGGTGTAAGCCATTTGCCTAGCAGCAAAGATAGATGGATCATACCAGCGATCTTTTCCATCAAACGTGCTGAAGACTTTGACCCAGGGCCAGTGTACCGCAGCAAACGAGCTATTGATCGCAGTGGTCCTTGAATCTGTAGTAGCTGCCTGACCGTTAGTCCAGTCGATGGCGTCCTGTACCGTTCCTACCGCATAAGGAGGAGCAACTAAAGCCATGAAGTCTTGCGTGCTTTCGGCTAAGGTAATTAGAGCATTTTGAACTTCTTGAGTAGAAACTCCAGGTACAAGGGCAACTCCGACGTTGATTACATCGTCATCAAGAGATTGCATCCCTGTCTTGGGCTCTTGAGCGGCGCTTCCAATTAGAGCAGTTGACCTACCAGACTCCGTTCCCGCTATTCCGTTTGTTCCACCAGCTAAACTAGTAGCCGCAGAGCCAATTAGTTTGTTGAATCTTCCTGCTTGGTCAGTAGTATGAGTTTCCGTAGTAGCAAGTCCTGCATCATAACGGAACGTAACATCGAAAGGTCCAGTAGCCATAGAACCAAGCAAGCTGGCAAATTCTGTAAGAGGTGTTACCGAAATATCTAAGCCATTTCTTACGATGTTTCCTTTAATAATCCTAGAAACCACATTGGTTTCCCCTGTGTTGATTACGTCTTCTAGGAAAGTTCCTGCGGAAGCGACGAAACTAGCTTTGAAAGTTTCAATAGCAACACCGGCATCGTTTACACCTACAACAAAGTTTTGGGATCCCACAGAAGTTATAGTTATTGAATTACCACTGGTATCTCCATTAGGTAGGACTCCTGCGTTGTAACCTGCTCCAGGGTTCAAAGATTCTACTAGGTAGCTTAGGGAGTTTGCACCAGTTTCGATTACCTGACTACCACCAATTTCCATAGAAGAAGCAAAGCTTCCCGATATTCCGTAGTCCGTAGCGCCAGAAGCTGGGTTGATGAGCTTTAGGATAGCAGCGCCATTAGCCGCGTTGAAGGTTGTGCCGGAGCAAGCTGAAACATGTAGTGATGCACCTGAGCCAGCAAAGCTGCCAACTATAGCTCCCGAAACGCCAAGACCCGTACTTTGAGAGCCATCATCAAAGACTCCAACTAAGTCGGCATCAAGTCCTCCACCGATTACTGAACGCAAAGCAGCGGACTGGGAAACAGCATTCGTGGCGTTTACCACATAGTCTCTACCCGTACCGGCGTTATCCGTAAATCTAGCGACTCCTTGAGAATCCTTTACTTGAATTCTAAAAGTGACAGGCCGTTCAATACCAAATCTAGCCCTGCTATNGTTATTAGCCGNGCCAGAAACGGCAATCGNCGGGCAGGACCCTAANGATAGACTAGCGGAAGCGTCAGTCGCAGCATCCACACCTGTTTCGGAAGCGCATCGAATGAAATAAACTGCGTTGGTCTCTTCAAGAATCTCAAGAGCACCTTCAAGACCTTGACCGTTAATGGCCTCACTAGGTCTACCGAAAGTTCTAATAAGGGACTCTTGATCAGTGATTAAGGTTGCTTTGTTGGTAGGTCCTTTAGAAGCAAAACCCACGATACCTACTATAGAAGTATTAATCGAAGGCGTGAAATCAGAAATGTCCTTTTCTACGGTGTATACACCGGGGCTTAAGTAGTTGGGGGCCATAATTTATCTCCTATGCGTTGGAAATCTTAAACATTCTACGTCTGTGCAGAGTCTTAATTTGTTCCGTAATATAGTGGTCAGGGACCACTAAACTTTCCCCCGGCTTCATCCATTTTTCTTGAGCACCTTTTTCTGTGCGNAAATAAACGGTGAATGATTGTAGACTATCATTTTTTACTACTTTCATAATTTTTCCTTCCTTAGTATGTAGAGCACAGACTTAAGTTTTTTACTACTTTTTTTATGGCACAAAAACTCTTGTCGCTAAAGTAGTGGTAGTAGGACTATCGTGTGGGGTTTCACCATGAGGAGTTATTATGTCCCCAAAGGTACTAACAGGAATCCCCCCGACCATGACTCGGGGAGACCCAGGACCTATAATTGGTGCGGATGCTGTTGAAACCCCTATAAGAGAGATTGGAATTCCTTCTACAGTAACTCTAGGATCCCCCGTAGTTGTGTGTCCACATGTAGCAAAAGAACCTAATACAGTAGGTAGTCTCAATTTAGGACTACCTCGGAGTTAAACTCTTCTATTTTACCTGTAGAGGTAACTAAAAACTTAGGATTAGGTATGTAAGTTCTAAAGACAATATTGAATGTCTTTTTTATAACCCTATCTTCTTTATCGCCCGCAGTCACTGAACCTAGGTCCTCCTCTGTATCAAGAAAGGCTTTAGCTATTGTGGAGAACTGGGTAGAGACATTCATCTCTGGATTAAATTTGATTCTAACCTGTTCTAAGATTTGATCCATGTCGGCCATGTACTTACACCATACATTTAACTGGTAACTTATATTGATAGGTCTAGGAGCTAGGCTTAATATTCTAAAAGCTCTATTCTTTTCTGCGTCCCAATACTTTTCATTGACTAGAACGCTCTCCTGCCGTCTTCTAGCATCGTCATTAGCCGTTGTTGTTTGAGAGATAGTTAACATAGGAAGAACTATGTTCTCTTCTTGCTTAAGTTTAGCAATAGCCCTTTCTGCGTTAGCGTGAAGGCACTTAATTTCTTTAAACTTATCCTCCGAAGAGATATACCCAACATCATTAAATGCGGAAATCATGGCTCGGAGCGAGTCTCGGTAAACAAAAGATATGTTTTGTTTAGCTTGAGTCATTTTGAAGATCTTTCTTCTAACATCGCCCTCCCTAGTAGGGTAGTACCTATTCCTGCTTTCGTTACTATTAGCGTCCCAGTTAAATATAGATTCTATTGAATTGTTTTTTGTCATAGCTCTTCGATAGCTCCTCCAT